GCCAGAGCAAGGCAGGTTTGTAGGCTACATAGCGGTGGGTTTCAAGATACCGCCCAAAGACATTTCACAAGCGAAGACTCGCATTAACTTAGCAAGCACGGAGATGAGTAAATGATTAGCAATTGGGATCAAGCGTTTAAACAGATGCTCGCCTCAGAGGGCGGCTTTACAGACGACGAGCGTGATAACGGCAACAAGCTACCAGATGGGCGCAAAGGCAGCACTATGCTTGGCGTGACCCAGTTCAACTGGGAGCAGCACGTTGGGCATCAAGTCACACACGATCAAATGCGTAAGTTAACCCCAGCGGATGTAGAACCCCTGTACAAGAAGAAGTATTGGGACGTTGTGCGGGCTGACGAACTACCCTCTGGCATTGACTACTTAGTTTTTGATATGGGGGTCAATGCGGGTCCGGGGCGCTCTATCAAGCTACTGCAAGCTGCGGTGGGTGTGCCTGCTGACGGTGGGTTTGGTCCGATGACGATGGCGGCTGTCTTAGCGGCTGACCCCGTGAAGCTAATTGAGGACTTTAGCCAAGCCAAAGAAGACTTTTACCGTAGCCTTAACGACTTTTCTGTGTACGGCACAGGCTGGCTAAATCGTGTTGCAGCAGTTAAACAGAAAGCATCTTCAATGGTGGCGTGATGAAAACACTTACTATTTTTAGCACAATCGTTTTGTTCTGGGTTGCAGCTTTATTTTCTACTGCTCAAGCCCAAAACCTAGCCATCTGTCAGGGTGAATACGCTCTGTGCGCTGCGTCTCCTGCAACGCCTACTGGCAACTCAATTGTGGTGGGCAACAAGGTTTTTAAGGAAGGCATGGCTGTCTGCCCCGTGCTGGATGGCGGAAGTATCGCAAACCTTGACTTGATGGGTGGTAGCTGCACGGCTGCTAAGGGCAAGGTCTGGAGCCTGTTTGGTTTCCCTCCTGTTTCATCGTATCCCCAAGCGCCTGACTGGACAGTACAACCCGCCGTGGCTCGCACATTTGTCACTACTGCAACATCTGGCATGAGCAATATGTGGTCGTTTGAGTGCGTGAAAACCAAGAAGGTTAACGGTGTGCAGCTTGCTGATTGTTTTGGTCCACTAAATGAGTCGCCCTTTGATGGTGGACATGTTAAAGTTGGCTCGACTGTTGTGACTCAAGCGCCAGTAGGTGCAACCTTCCCAGTCGGTGGTAATTTACCGTAAGGTTTAGTTATGCCATTACAAAAACTAACTTTTAGACCGGGGGTCAACCGCGAGGGAACTAACTATTCCAACGAGGGTGGTTGGTACGACTGCGATAATATTAGGTTCCGTTCAGGCTTTCCCGAGAAACTTGGCGGTTGGATACGCTTGACAGCAAACACGTTTCAAGGCGTATGTCGTGCGTTATGGAACTGGGTCACCTTGGGCGGCGCTAATCTGCTTGGCGTTGGCACACACTTAAAGTATTACATTGAAGTTGGTGGCGTTTATAACGACATTACACCGATTCGTAAAACTACGACTGGTACAGCTACCTTTGCGGCAACAAACGGTTCAGCAGTTCTTACGGTGACTGACGCTGCTCATGGATGTATTGTGGGCGACTTTGTGACTTACACGCTTGCTGTGTCTTTGGGCGGAGCCATTACCGCTACGGTGCTGAATAAAGAATATCAAATTGTTTCTGTACCCACAGCTAATACTTACACCATTAACGTCACGACCTTAGCCAATGCAAGCGATACAGGCAACGGCGGCGCATTAACGGTAGCAAATTATCAAATTAATATTGGTTCAGCAATTGCCATTCCTACTGTTGGGTGGGGCGCGGGCGGCTGGGGTCTAGGCACTTGGGGTATTGGTACTTCATCAAATACTGAGTTGCGTATTTGGTCTAACGATAATTACGGTCAAGATTTAGTTATAGCACCAAGAAACGGTGAGGTTTATTACTGGGAAGCTAGTAATGGTGTTACGGTCAGGGCAAAGTTTTTGTCTGCCTTATCTACCGCTGCGGGTTTTGCTGGCGATTATGTACCAAATCAAACTCTTGAGGTTTCAGCGTCTTCTATTCAACGTTTTGTTATTTGTTTTGGTGCAAATCCATATGTCAGTGGAACGCCTAATACGACCTTTAACCCAATGTTGGTGCGTTGGTCAGATCAAGATAATCAATATGAATGGGTTCCAGCAATTACCAATCAATCTGGTGAGTTTCCTTTATCAGTTGGCTCAACCATTATTACAAGTATTAATACCCGCCAAGAGATTTTAGTTTGGACTGACTCTGCTTTATATTCAATGCAGTATTTAGGACCACCGTATATTTGGGGTTTTAATATATTAATGGATAATATATCCATTGTCTCGCCTAATGCTGCAATTACAATTAATAACGTTACTTACTGGATGGGCGTTGACAAGTTCTATCAATATTCTGGGCGCGTTGATACCTTGCCCTGTTCGTTACGGCAATACATCTTTAACGATATTAATATTGAACAAGCGTTTCAAGTGTTTTCTGGCAGCAACGAAGGCTATAACGAGGTCTGGTGGTTTTATTGCTCAACAGATTCAACGGCTATAGATAAGTATGTCATCTATAACTACCTTGATAAGGTTTGGTACTACGGCTCAATGTCACGCACTGCGTGGTTAGATTCAAGTATTCGTCAATATCCAATGGCAACCAACTACGATGCCAGTGCTGTAACAGGCAGAACCCTGTATCACGAAGCAGATGTAGATGATGTAGCTGGAGCAACGCCTGTGGCAATTGATGCGTATATTCAGTCATCAGACTTTGATATTGGTGATGGGCATAACTTTGGGTTTGTCTGGCGCATCCTGCCGGACATTAACTTTAACGGCTCAAACGTGGATCAGCCTTACGTCACCATGACCGTTAAACCTCGTCAAAACTCTGGGTCGGCTTATAGCGCATCAAACAGCCCTGAAGTGCAAAGCGCAGACAATTACGCAGTGAGTCGGTCATACAACATTCAGCTTTTTGACGGGCAGGTCTACACAAGAATTCGTGGCAGGCAGATGGCGTTTAGGATTGAATCCACTGAACTTGGCGTGGCATGGCAGCTTGGCTCTCCTAGAATTGACATCAGACCTGATGGGAAGAGGTAAAGGAATACTTAATGAGTACAGGCACAACAAAATCCCCAAACTTACCGGTTGCTCCACGCGAGTATGACGCAGTATTTTTTGAACAATTTACAAACGTGCTACGCCTGTATTTTGCACAGTTAGATAATCCGGGTTTTTCAGCAGCAAGTGGTTTAAACTTAGACTTAAATACGCTTCCTACGCAGACAAGTCTTGCCGACCTACGGGCTGGTGATGTATATCGGGACACCACAGCAAGTAATGTTTTAAAGGTTAAAGTATGAATATTGAAGAACTTGTTCAAGACCCAAAATATGTTCGCGTTGAGCATCCTTATGTAGAATTTGCAGAAGTTGATGACATTTGGGTCAGAGCTTATTCAATCGAGAAAGCTGAAAGTATTGCAGCGCAGCATGTTCATGCACACGATCACATAACAATTGTTTCCCGTGGAACAGTTGAAGCTTGGCAAGATGGCATTTTGACGGGCGTTTACACAGCCCCTGCACTTATTAAGATTTTAGCTGGCAAAAAACATCTATTCAAAGCATTGACCGATGATGTTGTGTTTTGTTGTTTACATAATTTACGAGGCACTGGTCTTGAGTCTCCTGAAATAATGGAAGGGGTTTAGTCATGGCTATTATGATGGGTTTAGCAATCGGCGCTGCTATGGGCGGCGGTATTGCTGCGTTGCGTGGTGGTAAAACAGATGACATCCTTAAAGGCGCTTTAATTGGCGGCGCTACCGGTGCTTTAGGTGGTGGTATATCTTCTCTTGCCAGTGCAGGTGCTGCGGGGGGTGTTGGTGCTGCTACTGTTGCGGAACCTTTGGCTGCATCTACTATAAATGCAGCGCCTTCTGCAATTAGCCCAGCTTTAGCGGGTCAACCTTCTTCTATTACCAATCTACTTCCCGTTGGCTCTGCTCCTCTTTCTGGGGTAGCTACAG